GTTACATGCAACAACCACTGCCACAACGAACAACACTCCTTTGGCAATGCCTAGGATTGCAAATTCAGCAAACTCGGCCATGTTGGCTTTCCTTCGATTACTTGTTTAGAGATTGATTGAGTTCGTCTGACAAACGATGTGCTGTCAGGCGCATCTGATACACTTGATATAGTGCATAGACCAAACAGCCTGAAATGAATCCCAGAAAAATATAATCAACAGCCACATAGGCCAGCAGGATGTTGAGCAAAATAGCGCCCGCTGCGGCACTTGCAACCAGTTTGGCCACGTCAAGAGCAGCACGTTGTTTCAATGTTAGCATCATAAAATTTCCTTTGTTAGATGTGAGCATTATAGCATGCTCCATGTTTGTTGTCAACAGTGTTCATTCTTCAGCCCCAATCCTTCTTGTCACCAAACGATTCGTTGTCGTTGAAGCCTGCGGTGTAGGCAGTGATTTCAGCAGCAGTCATGTCTGCCATCTCAACGCGGGGTGTGATAGAGGTAGCACCCTCAAAATAGTGAGGCTGATATCCACGGCTGTAGTAAGAATCGGCACTGCCGCGATCATACGGACCACCGTGGCGTGTATCATATTTTGTCTGTTCTGCAATCATTATTTTCTCCTTAGTAAGATTGGTGTGAGTGACCGATTTTGTAAACCACTTCACCTTCTTTGATCTCATACATCACGTCTTCGGAATATGCCGTGTATGGCTCAGGCATCATGATGTCTGCAAACTCTTGGTAACTGTAATAACCGCTTTCGGTCACGACCAATTTGGCTTCCGGAGGCAACTTGCTCAATGCCTCTATCATTTGTTTAACTGTGATTGCTGTCATAATCTTCTCCTATTACTTGAAATAATGATAGGGCAAACCCATCAAGTAGCACAGGAACTCATCGTCCCCATTCGAACCTTCTGCTTCGTGAATCCAACGCAGAGCCATCTCACGATTATGAGCACCGCAGGCCATGATGCTCTGCACTCGCATCTCAAAGGCATGAGCAGCCTCGTGCTCTTCGGCCTTGCGTTCTTGCTCGTTCTTACCAATCAACTCCTGCAGGTAATCAAACTCAGCTTCAAAGGTAGCCTCATCCCAGTTGGTGGTGTCAACACCGCGTGGGCGGAAGCCGTAGGCATCCTTGTGCATGTCCCAAAAGATGCTGTGTAGTTCTTCCCAGCGGGTCATTGTATCTTGCATGGTCAATTCCTTTTTGCTGTGTATGTGTGTATTATAGCAGAACGGTGATTTCTGGTCAACCGTTCTGCTTGACACGAACGTCTGTGTTCAGTGCAGGTGCATATTTTGCGATAAGTTCACGTTCCAACTGATGTGCAACATCTTTACCACGCACGATGTCAACTATCGTTGACACAATGCTGTCAGCACCAGCACGACGAATTGCTTCGTACAAGCGCCAAGACTTGTCTTCAGTGCGCGAGCGATAGATGTGCTTGTTCACGCGGCTACGCAGGCTCATGGGCACTGTGCGCTGAGTCTTGGCAGTGATACCGATGTAGAACTCTGTACCAATGTGCAGAGCATACACGATATGAGTGCGATCAACTCGCTTTTTACGGGTGGCTTTTTTTGCTTCCATACACGTATTATAGCCGATCTTGAGATTTCGGTCAACCGTTTTTGCCGCAAAAAAGTGGTGTTTTTTTGTTGTTTTTTTACCACATTCGGAGTGTGAGTTTTTTACAACACACAATATTATCGGATATTATCTCGATATTATCGGAATATTATCTCGATATTATTGGGTATAATTCTCAAGAAACTGTTCTAAATCCCCATAGAGATTTGCTAGAAATGCTTCTTTACTGCCGTAGAATTTGATACTGGCATTGCGTCTATCCACATTGAGATAATATGGATCCTGTAATCGCTGATCCAACATTACCAATAGTTTGGGACGCACTTGCTCGGGTTTGATAGCAAACTCATAATGCTCAACTGCCATTCGTTGCATGGCAATATATCCATGACTGCTCAATCTCATTCCTGATTTAGGTTTGGGATTACGCCACCAAGTTTGCATGGCCCAATCCAATCCAGGTCGATTGGATTCAGGATATTGCCTGATCAAGGCTTCAGTGATGGCACGTTTATCTCGCATTGGGATATATTTTATCCCCTTGCGTGAGCAATACCACAGAGAACTTGTCAGTTCTAAACTGTACATTTAGCTTGCGAGCCAAATTGATTGCGTGTCCCGGATTGGAAAAAGAAACTTTCTTGTACTTGGGTCCGGGATACTGTGTGAGCAAGTTGGAGGTCTTGAGGTTGATGGGGTTGCTGTCAAAGAACACCGCCCAGATACCTTCACTGGCCAATACTTGCTCACTTTTGTATGTTTGCTTGTTGGTGTTCTCTATCAACACCGATGGTTTGGGCCTAGACATTCATTATACTCCTACATTTATTTATCCAAAATGTAGGAGTATTTAGAAGTCTTGTCCGTTCAATTCTACCGTGAAAGTGGGTTGTTTTTGTGCATCCAACAATTGAGTTTGCAAAGCAGTCACAACCAATAGCAGTTTGGTTATATCAGCATGTAGGTCTTTGGCATCTCGCATGGTCATGATGAAGTCACGCTGAGCACGAGATTCATGTGCTTTGACCGAGTCTACAAATCGATTTATGTGTAGACTCACACAAACACCTCTTCATCTAAGTAGCGTCGCAGTTCCTTGTCTGTGGGATCCACACGATAGTTATGCTTGAAGAAGATTTCATATGAATCAGATCCGTACTTGCCAATGCCATATAGCCGGGTAGCGTCCTCACCATCCCAGTTCACATAGTCTTCAGTCATCCTGCGTATGCGATTCTCTTTCACAGTGCTCATGCCCAGGCTCCAGATAACATTCCGAACCTCCAATGGCGTGCTTGTTAACAAAGCAGCAGGTGTGGGCCAGTGATGCATGAACAGTGGGTACACGGTCTTCACAGGCTTGCGGCCTGTTTGGTTCAGCATGATCACTGCTACCATGTGTCTCCATGTTTCTACATAAGGAATATCTTCAGCGCCCAGCTGTTGCTGCACCATGAGATCATCGCGCAGAGGTTTGATCATCGTGTTTGTAAAAATTGATCCAGTTCGGGCGGAGTCCAGCCTTCGGGCTTGAGCACTTTGCCATCTTCACGCTTGGTCACAAAACCAGTTCGAGTATCAATCTTGGCAAAGTTGCTGCGCATGACTTCATTCCATGCACCTTCACCATCAGCACCCAAACTGTGGATGGCACCCACTGTGACCACGAGAATATCGATTAGCGCATCCAAACATTCTCGAGGATCAGCAGCAGCGTTGGCTGCCCAAAGTTCATCCACTTCTTCTTGGATGAGACTGGTGTAGAGATTAAATTGTGGTTCATTCCATGCACCTACTGTTTGATTGCAGGCTCGCATGAATCGGGATTGATCAAGGAAGGGGTTTGACATTGGCTTCTTCTTTAGTGTAAAAAGGACCTTGGTAAGGATAGCGTTCCAAGGTAATCAGTTTGGGGCTTTGTACTATGCTCCAAGTTCTGCGTTGTTTCACCTGATACCATCCAGCAGCAAACCACGATCGTGATTTGTTGTTCTTGGTAAACAAAGGCAATCGGTGTTGCACATTCCAGATGGGATTGTACACTCGAGATCCTGATGGATATCCTTGCACTTGATAACTGGCAGGTTCTCGACTGGGTCGGTTCCCCACAGCTGGAAATTCAATATCAACTTGTTTGCGAATCATGGCCATGGTCTTGAATGGCATGACTTGATTGTTGATCTTCACAGCAAAGCCATCACCTGTGGCTTCGATATTTCCAATCTTTTTATTGTCCTTGGTCAGGATATAAAATTGATCTTTAACTATGGGTTTGGCTATGATGCTCATCTAGTGTTCCTTTGTATGTTTCGTTGAGCCAGCGAGCATATTGCTCTGCTGATTCAGATATCTTTGTAAGCTCGTATTTGCCGCAAAACTTCATGAACCGTACACCAACTTGACCAATGTCTTTGTGGCTGATCTGTTCACGGATGGCACCATCTACCTTGGCTTTGATGTCTTCAGGCTGTGCAGTAAGATCAACCAACACACGATTGCGTTCGTAGTCGTCTTTCACACGATGTTCCGCACCGTTGTGGTCCACCCAACGTTGCAACATGAGATTGTTCCAACTGTAGCCTTTTGAGTTGCGGTCTTCAAATGCTTCGCGCAGACCCACCTTGTTCTTGGTGCCTTTTTCACGCACCCCTGGGTAGGCCGAGAACACATTGTCTGATGTATCGCCACGCATGCACTTCTCAAACAGCAGCCATTCAGGATCTGGAATCACTTTGTCTGTCTTGGTCTTTTTGTCTTGCACACGTCGACCCTTGGCATCAAATATGCCGTTCACAGTGTGAAGTTCGTCGGTGATGCCATTGTATTGGCTCACATTTGGGGCCAGTAATTGCACGAAATCTGTATCTGATGAAATCACGTAGTGCTCATCTTGCGGATGCAAGGCTATCCAGCGAGCAATCACGTCGTCTGCTTCGGCTTCTGGGTGTCGGATAACACTACAGTTGGTGCTTTCTGCCAGGTATTTAGTGAAGTGATCATAGGTCTCCCAAAACAACTTGTCCTCTTCTTGTTCTGTAGCACTGAGTGCTGCACGAGCCACAGAGCGGTTTTTCTTGTAGGGCTCGTAGAAATCTTTGCGCCATGAACGACCTTCGAGTGCAAAAACCACATGATCTGCAGAAAATTTCTTGTGTACTTTGTTTACAGAACTCATCACAATGTGTAAAGCATAGCCCAGTTTTTCCCAAGCATCAGCAGCACGGAAAATCGAATGCCTAGCACGGAAAAAAGTGTTTGCTGTGTCAATCAACAGATAGCGCATCGGGATCCAATATGTTGTTTTCTATACAGTATTGTAACACAAATTCAGCCCAAAAGCAATGGGCATCTTTGCCGAAATGCCAGGAATCCGGTTTCACTGGCTCAAATCTATCTCTAAGTATATGGTCATAAGTGAATTCCAAATAGGGTGCTATGTACGCAGTGCCCCAATCCAGTTGGTCCACGATTTGATCAAATCGGTTATTACCGTTGAAGAACACATGCGGTATCTGCATGGCATCAAGATCCTGGTGCAGTTGCCAAATCTCACGGTGCCAATGCTGTTGGCATCGATTCCAGTCTACATTGACCACAAACTGACGATATCGGTCGGCCAACTCATCCGGCACCCAATCTAGTCCTGAACTGCCCACTTGCAAATATTCACCATCATGCAGCCATTCTTCACGCTCCCATGTGCTCCACTGTATGATTGCCACAGCAGATTCCCAAGGATGCAAACTCTGCATCCATGCTCGTGTGGTACGTAGTATTCTATAGTTTGATGCAGCAGATTCAGCATCACAGATTAGTTTGACACCTAGTCGATCAGCCAACTGTTGTCCCCAACTTGCTCGGAGATTGTCGGGATGTGGTTGCCGTCCCAGTTCTGGATAGCCGTCATCTTCGGCAAAGGCTGCTGAACTTACTGCTTCGGCAGCAGCAGTATGGCTATCGCCATTCACATACAGGAGGGTCACGATACTTCGGATCGACCGTTGCCAACATCAGTGCTACGCACCCACATGCCACTCTTGGCGATGGCTTCTTCTTGCTCCCAGGTCTCCATTACAACATGTCTACAAACGTTTTGGAACCAACGGTCCACAATCTCAGCGTCGGTGTCATCCTTCTTGATCATGTAGCCTGCTTTGACCAAGCGAGCCACAAAGATCTCATTCCAGTCTAGTTCAAATGCACCTTGATGCAAGTTGTCTAGATCCACATCCAGGCTAACAATGTTCACATAAGGCTCTTTTTTGTCAGTGGCAATCTCTTTAGCAGTCTTGGGGTCTTCTTTGACTTTCTTTTCCTTGGGCACCGGTGGTTCTTTTACCTCAGGCACAGCTACAGGTTCAGGTTTCTTTCTGAAAATATCAAATAGTCCCATAATGTTTTCCTTTATCAGCCCATGCAATATAGCCACCATTGGTATTGGACCACGGGCAATATTTTTCCCATAGTTCTGTTGCGTGTTCTTTATCTTCTTTTATCAATCTATCTAGTTCAGGACGAGCTTTGTATCCAGCAAGACTCCAATCTTGACTCTGCAATGCTGTTTCTAAGTCAGACATTAGGTTCCCCATTCGTTCTTGAACAACGGAACTTGAAGCCGATCACTGTAGCGCCAACCTTGATTCATGGCCAAGATAGCCACGTTCTTGTTGTTCAGTGCATACACACTTTCCACTCCACCAATGGGCATCAAGTACACATGACCTCGGAAGCCAGCTGCCCGATACTCTGCTACTGCACGCTCGGCGTCAGCAAAGTCTTCCGGGGTAGCAATCACCAGTTTCAAATAGGTGTGCCCAACATCTTCATATTGACACACAACCTCAGGACGAATAGCTTCCTCCCACCGCTCACCACTGCATGGCAGTTTAGCACTCACGCTGAATGTCAATGCTTCACGACCACGTGTCTTATTGCCCAGTGTCCAATTCAGCAGATACTTTCTAAATTCAGGAGTCAATGCCTGGGTACCGTTAGTTTCGAATGTGATCTCTCGCAACCCTGCCATCTTGGGATCATCCAACAAGCTGGGATATGCACGTTGCCAACCCAGCAGTGGCTCGCCGCCTGTGATCACCAAGTGCTCGTCACGCCACTCCTTGAATGGCAGCATGGTCACAATGTCTTCTGCCAGTTCGGCGTTTTTACGTACAGGACTTAGATCTTTAAATGCTGGATCCCAACTGGCGTAGCTATCACAGCCTGTGCTTACTAGCGGCAGCTCTTTATACTTTTGAAAAGGTGTAACCAATGAATGTGTAGCCGCAATACCAGCGGCCTCCATACTCAATTCACCACGTGGCATACCAAAGCCGGCGCATTTGAAGTTGCATCCAAACACACGCAAGAACACACTGGGCACACCCATGTATCTGCCTTCACCTTGTACACTGTAAAACAGTTCTGCTACTTTAAGTTTACTCATATTTTTCGTGCTTTAACTAACAAATGCCAACCCAGATATTCCTTGATTGCTGCTCGCATTTCTTCAGGCATCGCAGCAA